ACGGAACCTTCTCAAGTGGCAATTACAAAACAAAGGTTTTGTGCGAGGACAAGGATACGATATCAAGTATGAAGTACCTGGCCGGCGAACATCTGGAGATATGAACACTGCGATGGGTAATGTCCTAATCATGTGTGCCATAGTTTGGACCTACATGGAGGAGCGTGGGATTGACTATAGCTTCATTGATGATGGAGATGATGGGGTTATATTTGTTGGGAAAAATGACCTCACCAAGTTAGATCATTTACCACAGCATTTCAAAGAATTCGGATTTAAGTTAACGGTTGAGGAACCAGTATATACTTTAGAAAAGACTGTCTTTTGTCAAGCACAACCAGTTTTTGATGGCTCGCAATATCGTATGGTGAGAGACCCAAGAGTTGCAATAGCTAAAGATTGTCTGTCCATTAAACCGTTGGACAACCGAAAAATATACAAGTCATGGTGTGCTGCTGTTGGTGAAGGTGGACTTTCGCTAACCGGTGGCATACCAGTGTGGCAAGATTTCTATAGAACTATCCATGAATACTCTGATGGCTCGAAAAGACTTAACGATCCATCTATGGAGACAGGTCTAGTAATGCTCGCAAAGGGTATGAATGAGAAGTATAGAGATATTGACGCTGTGACTAGATATAGTTTTTGGTTAGCATTTGGCATCACCCCTGGCGAGCAAATGGCGTGCGAAGAGTATTACAGATCAGTCGATGTATCCTATGGTAAAGCCGAGGAGATTCCCGACACTGTACGACTTCCCGGTCTATGAAGCTGAGATCAGCCGTGCTTACTGCGTTAAGGAAGGTCCGCGATAACTGCGATAAGGAATTGGGTTGTCATCAGTAATTCCCCAAAACTATTACTTTAGTGCTAAACAGAATGCCAAGAGACTGCACGGAGGTTCCACTGGTTTGATGATGATGTACAGTCCCGTTTTGTCATACGGCATCCAATACAATGACAAACAAAAATAAGACTAAGCGAAGCCAGAACATGGCTAAGCTTCAACAAGAGCTGGCCGCTCTCAAAATGGCCAAATCCAAAAGCAAGACTAGAGGTAAGAAATCAACACCTTTTCGGGATGTTGGAGGTATCATCGGGTCTGCAGCTGGTAAGATGCTAGGAGCACCGCAATTAGCAAGTGTAGGGAGATGGTTAGGCACTGGTATAGGTGGTATATTTGGGTCAGGTGATTATCAAATTGTCGGATCCCCCAACTACAATGTACTCAACGGCCAAACTCCCAAATTCTCATCAACACACGCGACTAATATAGTATGCCATAGGGAATACTTAGGTGATTTAACCGGAACGTCAGCCTTTACTAACACCAGTTATCCGCTGAATCCTGGTTTATCGCAGACTTTCCCATGGTTGTCAGCAATAGCTGCTAATTATCAACAATACAAATTCCATGGGCTTGTTTTCGAGTTCCGATCCTTGATCACGGACTTTGTAGCATCAGGATCACCTGGTGTAGTTGTATTAACAACTAATTACAATGCTGATCAACCTGCTTTTATTAGTCGTCAAGAGGCAGAGAACGCAGAGTTTGCAACAGCAGTTAAACCAACCCTCAACCTTATGCACATGATTGAGTGTAAACCGGATGAAACAGCTAATAAACTGTATAATGTGAGAACTGGAAACGTCCCAACTGGACAGGACCTGAGATTGTATGATTATGGATTAACCCAATTGATCACACAAGCCAACCCATCTATTGATCTGGGTGAAGTTTGGGTCTCATATTGTGTTGAGTTTTTCAAGCCTGTGCTTGACCAAGAAAACTCTTCACTCGAAGTTGTTTCATCGCACATAGCTAAAAATGGTGTCACAAGTGCCGCCCCACTTGGAACAGTATCCCTCTATCAGAGTGGATTGCTGTCAGTAACAAGTGGACCAACAGCGTATCAAATTAATAATGCCCAAGTTGGTGTTACTTACTTAATCAATTTCAATATTTTTGCAGCAACTAGCACTGTGGTCGGTAACACTGCCTACACGAACGCTAATGCTGTGAACTTATATAAATATGATACTGTAGGTTCCTACTACACTGGTAGTGGCAGTCCCAACTTTTATCAAGTGTTTGCATTGACACCGATAATTAATGGACCTATAGTAATAGCATTTACTGGATACGTGATCACTGGTGGAGCACAGATTGACATCATAACTACCATTTTGGATCCCACCACCACCACTTAAGTGGTGGTAGAGGCAAGGGGACTATATGTCCGGGACGTGAGACATCCCCCTCCCCACTCAGGCAAGGAGCATTGCTGGTGCGTTAGATGCACCCCTCCCCACTAGAGACCCAATGAGATTGACACCTCATGGTAGTTTGGGACCTACCCTCGGGCACCTGTTGACGAACTGAAGATCCTTGCGGGGACACCCTATGTGGTCATGGAAGGAGTTCCATAATACTCACTCTAGACGTAGATATGGTTTCGGGCCAGACAAAATCCGTAGACTCCAATGCTTGGACTCTCCTAAAAATGGACTTGCGAAGAGCATTTAAGTTGATTAGAAGCAACTAAATATCAAACTCCTCAGAGGGAAAACTGAGGTTAATTAAAGACCTGCCATAACCCATTATGGTGGAAGGACGTGCCTAGCACTATCCGGAAAGGGATCTTCACCCCCTAGAGTGAAGCAAGGTCTGTAATGGAGCAGATAACGCGATCTTGCATAAGAT